TTGAGATCATCAACATGTTCTGGTTTAGATTCAAACTGCAACTCGTCATGAATAAAAGCGAGCTGGTGACAGTGTAAACCCATTTTTTTGATATGGTCATGAGTGGTAACCATCCATTTTTTCGCTACGATTGCAGCCGACCCTTGCAAAAGGTAGTTTAAACTTTTATGTTTCTTATCTACTTTTATTTTTCTTTTATCTAGGCCGAAGACATACCCTCTCTCACTAGCTTCGTGTACACCTTCCAGAAGTTCTTTAAGACCTGGAATGGCTTCGATGTAAGCTTTTCTAATCTCTTTACCTTTTTTTCTAGCTTTCGATTGTGAAAGTTGTTTATCATAGGAATGTCCAATCTTAATATCGCCTGCCCCATAAAGAAAGGCATAGCTGATTGTTTTTATTTGGGAGCGAGTGCATCCAATTTTGTCAGCATTCGTCTGGTGAATGTCTCCGGTGGTAAGGATCTTAGCATATCTGCCTCCATCAAATCGTGCCAGATAATGAGCGAGCATCCGAAGCTCGATACCAGAAAGATCAGCAGCAGCCAATCGTAAACCTGGCGAAGCAGTAAATAAACGTCGAAATCTTTCATCACTAGGCACTTGTCCAAGATTCGGAGTACGATGGGCGCATCTAAATGTAGCTGTTGCTACTGAACAATGGTGGTGTATTCTAGACTTCGTACATAGCTTCTGCCATGCGTTCACGCCTTCTGATATCATTCCTAACATCTTGGTCAGTTCTAGTAGACGCAAGAAATGGAGAGCTATATCCGTCCCAATATCCTTCAGGACTGTCTCGTCTATGATTGGTTTCCTCTTGTCTTCCTCGAGATCTTTTGTGCTCAAGGTCATTAATGTAGGTATCCAACCATAGTGTGTTTGTAATATCCATGCTATATGATCCCTAGATGTAGGGTTTAGATCCTTTAGCTTTGTAAGTGGACAGCCTTCGAAGTACCCTTGGCGGCTATTATTTCTTTTAGGAGTAAATTCCTGTCCTGCGACGTAAGGGTGCCTGTCTCGTAGTATCTGAGTAGTCTTTTCATACTCAGTTCTGAGAGAAGATTCAAGTTGCTGTGCAGCATGTTCATCAAAACGCCATCCATGGAGTTCCTGTTCAGTGAGTATTTGTGCTACCTGATGCTCTAGCGAGACCCATTCAGGTATTTGTGGAAGTGTTTGCATAGTTTGGTGGTAACCGCAACATCTTGTTTACAGTAATCTTGCATTTCTTGAGACCATTCTTTCCAATCGGTGGTTTTTGCAAAGTTCCCTTTGAATTCAGATAGTCTATATCCATATGCTTCAAGAGAATGCCTGCCATATAACTGTAGTGGCATGTGTTTCCAGTTGTGCCTCTTATCTATATCGAGTAGATCCGGATGATATAAACGAGATAACAAAAGAGTATCAACAATAGTGCCCCGAGGATTGAACCAAGGGTAGAGCCGCTTAATAATAGGAATGTCAAACCCGATAATATTGTGACCGACAAGAAAGTCAGCAGTTTCGAGCCAACTGATTCCTGTAGTAATGGAGTAGTTGCTGCCCATCGGCGCATCCTCCTTAATATCGAATTCACCTGTGGAATACTTCTCATCATTAAATGTTTCGGTGCGATTGTCGTCTTCCCAGTGGATCGCAATGCAGTGAATACGTGTGGCATCTTTAAGCAGCCCGTTTGTTTCGAGGTCGAACACTATTGTCCCGACTCCAGACATAGGTTCTGTCTTTAAACTTGGCACGTTCTATCGCTTCTTTACTAGGTGGGTTAGGTTTAATTAATCGATTGTTATAATGTTCATACCATGGATGTATATATTCTTCAGAAGTCTTTTGCTGGATCGAATTTTGTTTCGGGCGTAATTTCATGTTCGATAAATCTGCAAGTGTTTAAATCATAACTTAGTTCACACGCTCGGCCAACTTCGCCTGAATAACGATTTTTAAGGACTCTAACTGTTGTAAGTTTTCGTTCAGCGTCGGTTTGTTGATCGACTTCGAGGGCAACGACTTGATCTGATATTTGAGCAATGCTGTGAGATCCCCTAAGGGAGGACAAACTAACTCTTCCTCCTTCCTCGTGACTGTTTTTGTCATTACCTGCCCTCCGCAAGTGTGATACTAAAAATAATGCAATACCAGTACGTTCAACAAGTGATCGTAATCTAGTCATGGTCTGATCTATCATGCGTCTTTCATCCCCATCCAATCCACTCAGTAATATACTAAGGTGATCTAGGAATATAACACGACAGTCCAATCCACAGGCAAGGTATTCGATCCGATTGAAAATAATGTCCGGGTCAAAAGAACCAAAGCCATCAAACAAGTAGAGATTCCAATTAGCAATGGAATTATGAAAAGCTTCTTTGAGTTCTGATTCTTCATGTTCTCCAATATGTAAGTTTTTACCTACAGCTGTGGACATTAATCCTAGAGCTGTTCGTCTGTTACTTGCTTCAAGCTCCAAGATCCCAACTGATTCTCCCTTTTCCAGTAAGTCAGTTGCAATGTGACGGATGATGCTTGTCTTTCCGCTGCCAGATCCAGCAGTAAACGTTGTAAGTTCTCCATACCGGATCCCGTGTAATTTTTCGTTAAGTCCTCGGAAGGGATATTCATGGTCATGTGGTGCTTGTGGTGTAGTAACTATCTGTAGTAGTGACTTCCCCTCGACGATCCCATCTGGTCTGTATGGTTTTGCATCCCAAATAGCCTTACGAATTGCTTCAGCATCGTTCGCTTGTAACGCCTCGGAGGCATCTTTGTACCCCTCACAGCGTGCAATCTTGACTCTGCCTGCAGGGAGGATGCTAGCTGCGTCCTCAGCTCCTTTGCGGCCTTGATCATCGCTATCGAAGAATAGAATAATTTCTTCATATCCTTGAAATAGTGGTATTTGTTTTTGACAATCCTTTTTAGCGGATTGTGCTCCATGAGGTAATGATACATGAGGCCAGCCTGACATCGCTTCATAACCTGAAGCTGCATCTAATTCCCCTTCATAAACAATGATGCGTTTACCACTACTAGGGAATAAATGCTGACCAAACAGAGTATCAGTAGAAGACCCTTCATATCGAAAGTCCTTTTTCTTTGTTTTGATCTTGACTCCCTTTATTACACCATCAGCGGTATAATATGGGAACCTTAATGTGTTTTCATATTGGTATATCCTATAGAATTGATTAGTTTTTTCAGATATGTTTCGTTTGTGCAGCCGTTCGGCTGATCCGAGTATCTGAACATCTTTCGGCATTGTTCGATTGTGAAAATCAACTTCATTGTCACCTGCTGTTCTATGATGACACACAAAACAGAAAGTGTGCCCATCAGAGTACAATGATTTTGCATCCGATGAGCCACAGTTTTCGCAAGGCAGATGCCTAACGAATTCGCTATCGGTCATGTTAACCAGTCGATAGGTATATTATGGTAAGAAGTCCAAGGTATGTCGTGCTTTTCACACCATTTTGCATACGTTGTTTTACTCTTCTTACTTATAGTGTTGTATGGTGCTTGAAACACCATCCTTAAATCTAAATCGGGATTTTCCTTCTTGACCGCAAGAATTTTTCGGCGGTCTTTCGCATCCCAGTAGCCCTTTGCTTCAATATGTACATGATTAGGGAGGACGAAATCAGGACAGTAATTATGCTGAATAACATAGGGTACTTTAACTGACTCATACTCATAAATCACTCCTAGTGTATCGAAGAGTTCTGCAACTCTTTCTTCTAGTTTAGATCTGTATTTAGAAGTCTTCGTCGTCTGCGTCATTTGATGTTGGTGTTACATTAGGATCAGCTGTTTTAAACCCTGATGATTTACCAAATAATTCCGCTACTTCGTTAGCATCTAAATCTCCAGTATCTACACCAGCGTCTCCTTTTACTGAGACAACCTGTACACCAACCAACTTGAGAGAACTACCATAGGTAACCCCATCCCGTAGAATGTAAGGCTTTTGATAGAAACCCAACTTAACAGTAGATCCTGCATATAAAGGTGTCTTAGTATCGGTTACTTGCGTGCCCTCCGTGTCTACCACGGGCGGACGATTGTCCTCATTCCATGAGAACTTAATTTTATACTTACCCTTTGAAAGTTCTTCCCACGGCTCGGGCTTGAGCGTGGATCTTTTGGGGTTTTTTAGCTTAGACTCAGCCCACTTGAGAACCTCAGTCCTCTCTGTCTCTAGCTTATCGATGATACTCTCATCAACTACAGCCGAGAGAGAATAACCAAACTTACTAGGTGCTAGTACAGCTTGGAATCCTTCAAGTGTGACAGCCTTGTCTGTCGTATGGATGGTTCTAGCCATCGTGTGTGCCCCCATCCAATGCGTCTAGTTCTGCATGTGATCTAGAAGGGGTTAGTTCTAATTCTTTTTTTAGTTCGTCTCTGTACTTAGAAAGTTCAGTGATGCGAACATCTACAGCAGTCAATTCATCTTCTCTAGCCTTCCTTTCAGCAGCTTTCAATCTCTCTTCAGAGACCACTACTATCCTAGTAGGAGAAAAGAATGAATCAAATAATGATGGATAATACATTAACAAAAGAAATAAGTGGAATCGATTACGGATTCTGGGTGTAGATCTCCTATAATCGGTGGTTCAGTTTCAGCCCCTATTTGTGAGGCGAAATCGTTTAAGTAATCATGTTCAGCAAATAGATGCATGTATGTTTCCCTTACTATTGTAGCAAGGAGACCCATATCTGTAGCTCTACTTAACACACTGTCATGAATGAGTGCTATTGGTGCATCGAATCGTCTTACACTTAGATGTA